TGATACGGATTAAAGCTGTGGCTGAAAGCCTTCCAGTGCCAGAAAGCACGGTGCATTAATCATGCAGGTTGAAGGCGTTCGCAAGATTCTGGCACTCGGCTTCTTATGGGGCGCATTCTGCTTCATCGCGGGCTACGCACTCAACGGGCACATTTGGGATATACTGAAGTGGATGTTTGGCTTTGGCTAACTGCACTCAATGCGCCAAAGAACTTATGCTGTACGAGAAAGACGAGCGCAAAGGCTGGATGATCTTTCGCTGCGACTCGTGCGGGCTCTACTATCATTATAAGCGGGGTTGGGGCGACAAGTGGAAACTCATCAAAACTAGCAAGCTGATTTACATGACTGAAAAAGCAGCAAGGTAATAAAGAATGGGTCAAACACTCAAATACGCGGCCTTGGCTCTTGTAACTTTCTTGGCTGTCGCGGCCATCGCGGACACAATCATAAACTACCAGTACCCGCAGGACGGCATAATCGAAGGCGCAAGTCTAGCCATGTACGTGGACGGCGTTTTGAAGCCTAACGGAACGGCGATGGATTGGGGTGTCTGTCCGAAGGGCACAGTTCAAAGCTTCGGCAACGTGACAGTCGCCAACACTGGCAACGTGAACCTAACCGTCTCAATAATAGCAACGGGCTTACCTAGCGGATGGATTCTATTGTGGCAAGGCAACAACACGCCCTTAATGCCTGACCTTGAAATTCAAGGATGGCTCAACCTAACAATCCCGCAATCAGCAACTGAATGGCCTGACTGGAGTTTCAGTTTGAACGGATACGTGTAAACGTCGGCACCTGAGAAATCTTCATTGAACGTTTCTCCTATTCTCCCTTGGCGTGTTGGCGGCGCAAAAACCATGACTCAAAAACTGGAACTTACACCGCTCCTACTTAAAAAGATGAAAACAAGAGGTTGTAGTTTGAACTGTGAACGGTGTGGTGGTCCCCTCGCAACGGGTAGAATCATAGTTTCAAGAGATTATTCAAATCATACAAAGTGCCAAACGGTTCATTATCACTTGAAATGTTGGAACAGCCTCTTCCACTAGACCCGAAACCATTCTCAGTCATAAAATTGTGACATAAACTTTGTTGGAGGTGGTTGTTGTTGAATAAAGTTGTTGTTTTCTTTCCTTTAACATCCATTGCTGGAACTGAAACCTACGGCCAAAAAACTTACGAAACAAGCACAGAAGAAGAATATCTTGAAGCTAACAACACGGACAAAGGCGACCTAGTAATACTTTGCAAAGCAAACTTGCCCAAGTACACTCCAATAACGCTGGCGGTCTTCAAGGAATGGATTTGCTGGGAAAGACTAGAGAAGAAAGTAAAAGCATGACTTGCCTCAAAGGTAAAGTAGCTAAGGAATTTGAAGCGAAAATCAAGGAACAGCCTAGCCCTCAGCATAAACGGTTGTTGAAAGAAGCATCAGAGATTTACAAAACAGTCAAACAAGGCTGAAAGATGACGTGCCTCAAACACCTAGAATTTGACAGCCCAAAAGTCTTGACTTTCACCCAGCTAGTTCAGATGGCGCTTGAGTTGGAACTGGAAATCAACAGGGCTAACAAGCAATCTAAAGACCCTCAAGTGCGGAAAGCCCTAGAAAACGCGACAGAACACATACCGCACATAATAGAATGGCTAACCACAGCAAAGAAGGACAGCACACCCCATGCCTAATCACGCCAAACATTGTGAAGTAGCCTTAAGGCATTACGGCAAGGATTTCTCTCAACTACATACATGGATGGACTTTCCGAGCATAACCTATGGAGTCTACCACAGACGGTTCAGGCACGACCCAGACAAAACACCTATTGAAGCCCTACAACTATTCGGTTCTTTGGCTGACCAAGCATGTCTAGACCACATTATTCTGGATGCAAAGACGTCTGACGGACAAGAATGTATCATTCCCGAAACAGGTACTCGGTTCAAACAAACGTTAGCAAAATTAACTCAGTATCTTTGTCGACACAGACCTACAAATGAAGAACTAACAGAAGCAATCGGACTATTGATAGGTTCAGGAGTTTCCGCTGAGGAAATTCGCAAGATTATGGGAATCAGCAAGAGTACCTACTACAAATACACTCAAGAGTTCAGAGAGTAGCTAAGGTGAAAGCGGTAAACTATGATTTGGAAATGTTGGCGCTGCCAAAGCTACAACCTGCCAGGCTATGCTAGGTGCTGGGCGTGTAAGGCTCCGAAACCGTAGGCTTAAACTTAGCGATTATCGCCTCTTCCACTAGGCCCTGAAACCATGACAGAAAAACCCAACCAAACAACACAGTAGGGATCACAGAACAGATGTGCAACAAACCAATCCAAGACAAAACCCCTTGCGGTTGCCAAGACTGTTGGGAATGCATTCATAACTCACACATTCACAAAGACGCATAACGCCACAACAGCACAGCACCAAACAACACCCAACTCATTATTGAGTAGTTACCCATTAGTGGGTAGGCTGGTAAGGTGAACGTGTGTTCCTTAATGAATACTAGGTAACTTGTAGTGACCTGGGCCTCACGATAGTAATCAGTAATTCGTAAGTGGTTGTGTGGTTGTGGTGTCGTAAGTCGTAACAGTGTGCTTCGCGCGCGTAGCAAGAATAACTATAAGAAAAGGTTTACAAACGTAAAGGCTCAATCATAGCAAAGGTTTACGCTGCGTAAAGGTGTAACAAGTACACTAACAACATCATCACGCTACAATAACAGAGGTGTGAATATGAACAACGAACAAACCATTAAAGATTTGAAGTTGAGACTCGAAGCAAAACAATGGATGAAGAACCTTCTAACAGAATGCCTAGAGCGAAGAGCAGAAAAAGCTGAACTAGAAGTTGAGCAATTACAGAAGCGTTTGCTTCACAAAGTTTCTGTTCCGCCTGCGGAACACACTGTTAAGACTTACGACGACGGAGATGACTTGTCCGTAGTAGTGACCTGACATCACGCTGTAGCCAGGGCCTAACAATCACGACGCTGTAGTAGTGCGACACAGTGTAGTAGTGAATGATCAGCACACACGCCTAGCCAGCACAGTGCATAGCGTACAGCACAGCAGTAGTACATAGCATAACAATACATCATACACATAACAACTATGCCCTAGTATGACAACAAGCATACCCGTACGGTTTCCGCCCCAAAGACCCTACCCCCCTATTTGCGCGTAAAGGTGGTTTTGTATTTTTTGGTGGTGGCTTGGTTGAACTTGTAGTTTACTGGTTGATGGTGATTTGAATGTTGAGTGTGACTAAGGATTTGAAGGAGTTGGATAGTTGTGACGTGGCGGATGCTCCGCAGGTTATTGCCATGCTGTTTGAGGGTAAGAGTCACGATGAGATTGCGGACGTGTTGGGGATGGCGCGGGCTTCGGTTACGCGGAAGATTCACAGGTTGATGGATACGCGTGAGTTTCAGAACGCTTTGACTGAGGAGTGGATTAAAAGGTACAACACGATGCGGGTTGACAATCCGCGGGAAGCGTTTAAGAGTTTGACCCGTTTGGTTGCGCAGACGATCACTCGGCATTTTGAATCTTCTTCGGAGGTGAGTTTGACTGAGCGTAGAGAACTCGTCACTGTTTCCGTTAGGAACTATGAGGACGAGATTAGAAGAGAAGTTGAGCGAGCACTTCAATGCCACGGTCTTGCTAAACAGGTGGATTCCGCACAAGCCCCACCCAAAACAGGCCCAGTTCCTTCTGCTTAATTGTCGAGAAGCCTTGTACGGCGGAGCTGCGGGAGGAGGCAAAAGCGATGCTTTGCTCATGGCTGCGCTGCAGTACGTGGACGTGCCCCGCTACTCAGCAATAATCTTTCGCAGAAGCTTCACTGATTTGGCGTTGCCAGGAGCATTGATGGACCGCGCCTTGGAATGGTTGGGAGCGACGCCTGCACGGTACAACAACATTAACCATTGCTGGACGTTCCCGTCAACCGCAACCCTGGCGTTTGGCAACCTTGAACACGAGCAGGACAAGTTCCGTTACCAGTCAGCAGAGTTTCAGTACGTCGGCTTCGACGAACTTACCCAGTTCATGGAAAGCCAGTACCGTTACCTCTTCAGCAGGCTCAGACGCCCCGCCGACAGCCCAATACCGCTGCGCATGAGAGGCGCAAGCAACCCTGGCAACATCGGCCACGACTGGGTTAAACAGCGGTTCATGATCGAAGGACCCGAACACGACAGAACATTCATTCCCGCCAAACTAGAAGACAACCCGAGCCTAGACCGAGAAAAGTACGTGGAAAGCCTCACCGAACTCGACCCCATCACACGCAGACAGTATTTAGACGGCGACTGGACCGCACGCCACGGCGGATCTATCTTTCTGCGCGAATGGTTCAAAATCGTCCGCGAACCCCCCGCAAACCTGAAGAAAGTCCGTTTCTGGGACAAAGCCTCAACCGAACCGAAACCACAAAATAGGGATCCAGACTGGACGGCTGGCCTGTTGCTGGGCACTAGAGGCGGCCAATACTGGGTCCTAGACGTTAAACGCGTCCGCAAGCCGCCGCCAGTCGTTGAGCAACTCATCCGCCAAACCACGCAGCTGGACAACCAAGACGAACGAGTAGCAGTCTTCATGGAGCAGGAGCCAGGCTCAAGCGGCGCAGACGTCATCAACTATTACAGTCGCAACGTACTCGCAGGATTCGAGTTTAGAGGCGTAAAGACAAGCGGACCAAAAACCGAACGTGCAGGCCCCGTGTCAAGCGCGGCAGAAGCAGGAAACATCTTCATCGTGCAGGGCCCCTGGAACGGCGAGTTCTTGGATGAGGTGGAAGCGTTTCCCGACGGAATGCACGACGACCAAGTAGATGCGTTGAGCGGCGCATTCAGCAAGGTACGCGGTCCCATAGAAGTTTCGACAGGTCATCCACCATGGTAACGGAGGTTAACTGATGCCAAACTGGCCTTGGACCAAACGCGAAGAAATGCAAGTTGCTCACGGTAAAGGTTGGAAGGCAACCGAAGAAGAAAAGGGCAAAACCGTCACGGGCTACAGTTGGGACGACAGGCAACCCCACCCAGCAAACATGGATCGTTACGAGGAGTGGGGCAACGACGCAGAAGCCCGCGTGGCACTGGAGATTCTGACAGGCATTACTGCAGGCGTAGGTTTCCACACGGAAATGAGCGAAACAGACAATAAACCCTCAAAACCAGACGCGCCAGACCACCCCAACAAGAAGAAAATAGACGAATACTGCGAAGCCGTCAACATGGACGAAAAACTGCAGCAAATCACCTACACCGAACTCCACAAAGGCTTCTGTCCAGTCGAACGCCTCGAAGGCTACGACCTCAAAATACTTCCGCCCGAAACATTCTATATTTACCACGACAAGAAAGGCAACTTCATAAAGTACACTCAGGAACGCAGCAAAGGCGACGTAATCACTGAGTGGTTCAGTGAAACAGACATTGTTCTCTTCAAATTCGGCCAAGGAACATACGGCAAAAGCTTGTTGGAACCCATCGGCGCACTCCTTGACGAAAGAGCGAAAATGAACGTTGACATGCCCAAAGCCATACACCGCTGGGCATACCCAAT